TTCGTTGTGTCGGCGTAAATATGTTCTGGTAAAGAGTTTCTCAATGAGTTCATATTTCTTTGGTCATACGCAGAAGCACTATCTATCATATTGTTAAACCAACTAACTGCTGTTGCACTTCCAACTGCTTCTAATGTATATGGTTTTGATGAGTTAGTTTTTGGCCAACTTGTATCGTGGAATTGTCCGTCAGATGAACTAACATAAGATGAACTTTCAAAATACATATAATGTTCAAACGGGTCAAAAGAATTTTTAACTCGTTGTCTTTTTCTTTCTATTTCTTGTATAGTTGACAATGAACTTGTTATATTTACCAATGAAGAACTTTCTGTATTATATCCTTCAATTAATTCTAACTTGTCTCTAAAATTACGAAGTCTTGATTCAATGTTTGAAAAGTGAATAAAGTTTCCAAATCCAGTATCGTCCGCTTCCAAATTTAAATCTGTTGTTGTTTTTTGATATTCAATGTTTGGTTGAACACCTAATAAACTACCTGATATTAAAAGTCTTTCTATATCTTGTGAGTCTTGGTCATTATCACTCAACATATCTGTATGAGTTTGATAGTTTGTTCCTTGAAAATTAATAGGATTGTCTGCTGAATTAAAGTTTGGTAGTCTTAAAAATATTCCTTCTCTATCTTCATCTTCAAATGGAACTAATCTAATTCTATCTTGGTAGTCTGGTAATCTTTTTTCAACAAATGTAAATCCTTCATTTAATTGAACATCATCAACTAATGATTGTTTAACTTTTAAAATTCTTTGTTTTCCATCAACACCCAATACACTATTTACAACAAGATAATATTGAGAACCAACTTTAACATAAGTTTTATATCTTTGTATATTGTTTTTTAAGTAATTAACTTTGAATCCTTTAAATCGTTTTGATACATCGTCTTCTCCTTTATGTTTATAAAGATTAACTCCGTCATTGTAAGATAACGAAACTCTAATACGATTTGAATCAATCACTTCTTCGATAGTTGCCAAGTAATCTCTTGGTTTTAAATTTGCCTGAACTTGTTTTACATTAACAACTTTTTCTTTTGCTTTCTTTCCTTTTTTAACATTTACTTCTGGTTCTGGTTGTTTTATAATTCCTTTTTTTATTAAATCATTTTGTAAAACTGCAAATCCTGTGGAAAGGTTGGACACATCTCCGTCTGGTGCTAATTTTTCAAGTTTTTCTGCTTGTTCCTTTGCGGTTAATGCTCCACCCACATTACCTAATCCATCATTTACTAATTCTTGTTTGGTTTCTTCCGATACATAAAAAGGTTCTCCGTTTTCATCTGCAAAAGATATAACGTGTTGTTTAAATTCATCACGAAGTTTCTTAATACTTTCTGGTGGATTTTTTGGGTCAAAACCTGCGTCTTTGATTGGGTCAACGGTAATTTTTCCATCTCTACCAATCTCTTCTAAAACAACTCCACCTGGTCCTAAAACTTCTGTTACTCCGTCTGGTCTTACAATGGTAGGTGAACCTTTAAAAGTTGGACCCGTTACGATGTTTTGTGGGATAGGTTTTGGTTTAGAAATAAGTTTTTTTGGTTTTCCTTTATTACCTTTAAATAATGGTAATTTAAATTCTTCTGGTGCTTTAACTTCCGTAGGTTTTTTGTCTAAACCAAAACTTCTTGGACCCCCTGGTGGATTGTCTCTAACTATCGGTTCACCAAGTCCTCGTGGTGGTAATATTTTTTGACCACCTATTGACTGAATAGTTCTTATTGGTGCTGTTGGTAAACTTGGTTTTGGTTTTGGTAATTCAATTAATGATTGAACTGGTTTTGGTTCACTTACTTTTGTAGTGTTGTTAGTAGTATCAATCTGTTCATTTACAACTCTTACTGGACTAATAGGTTGTTTTGGTTTAAATTTTGTCTTAATGTTTAACGCAGCATTATTAGGTTGTGATGTATCTTTTGGGTCTCCATCAACTGGTGGTGGTGGAATAATCAACACCGGTGGTGGTGGTGGACTTACTGATACAATCGGAACACTTTGTACCGTCTGTGGTTTAGCAATAGATTTTGGTGGTTTAATTGGTGCCGGTGGTTTCGGTGCCACTTCTACCGGTGGTTCCGGTGGTGGTGGTGGTGGTAATACCGGTGGTGCTGGAGATGGTTCTGGTTCTGGTGCTGGTATATCTTGTGGACTCGGAAAACTTTCAGCAACTGGGGTTGGTACGGGAACATCTAACACCTCTGTGCTGACTGGCGGTCCAGGACTTGTAATAGGTCCTTCAGTAGTAGTTGTATCAGTTGGTAGTGATACTACCTGTGAGACTGGTGCCGGTGCTGGTGTTGAAGGTCTTGTAACATCAACTTGTGGTGGTGTTGGTGTAGGTACATTAGCAGGTCTTACTGGTGCTGGTGGTCGTGTAGGTGCTATACCACCTGCTCTACCACCACCCACATCAACTTGTTGCTGTTGTCTAACAACTTGTTGTTGAGAACTGGTTCGTTTACCTTTACCTTGATTTGACTCGGTATCGGTTCTCCTGTTTGTTCCTATGAATCCTCTTTTTCTTGCCATTATCTTTGTTCGTTTGCTCGTTCTTGTAATGCCCCGTCAGCTAATTCTCTTTCATTTTCATCTGGGTCGTTTAACATTATATCGATTAAGTCTTCTGTTGATAAATCAAGAAAGTCTGTTGCGTCTCCTGACTCTAATCTTTCTTGTAAAGTAAGTGTAACTTCTGTTTGTACATCACTATTGTCTGTATCCTCTTCACCTGTAATTTTATACATACTCGGTATAACAATTTGTCCACCTACCATATTTTGTGTAAACCCTCTATCTTGTGGGTCAATATCAAACTCTAATACATGCGGGTCTTTGGAATCAAACTTAATTGTTCCTTTATTGTCTTTGTCAATTGGTTCATACTCAATCATTTGTCCCATTTCAACAAACTCATTTCTATATTCTGCATTGTTTATTTTTTCGTCTAATTCTAAAATAAACTCACTTCTATCTGGTGAAGTTTCTACAAGTTTGTATTTCATTTCTTTAATGAATACTTCTTCTCTTTCCCCTTTGTCAGTTTCATCTCCGACATCTTTGAAATATTTTACTTCTCCGTCTATGACTAATCTTTTTACATTTTTATCAAAGACCTTACCTTTTTTATCAACAAATACAGTTCTTTCTCTACCTGCTAATCGTCTTAAAAATTTGTAATGAACATCATACTCTCCCTCACGAAATCCTAAATCTCGTAAGTGTTGTCCAACATTTAAGTCAACAAAGTCTCCATCACTTTCCAGTTGCACTTCGTTTAATCCCATAATCTTACTTATTAAAAGATTACCGGAAGTATCATAAACATACAATACTAAAAAGTCTGAATTGAAATCTCTACCCCAACTACTATAAACTTTTTCTGGGTCAAAGTATTGATTTCTTTCTTCTTGTGTAAATCCGTATTCTCTTGCCATTTTATTATTTGTTATTCATTAGGTTGATATGGAAATCCTAATTTTAACCATATCCTTTGTCCTTCATTTGTGTAATACAATTGAAATCTTATTACATCATCATAATGAAATCCCTCTATATCTCTTCTTAAATCTCTGTAATTCGCATAAGGTTTACCACCTGAACCTGGATATTTCTTTTTACCTTTTTTTCTAAACTTTTTAACATTAATATTTGCTTGTCTAAATTCTTTCCAACCCTCTGCATTTGAACCACCTTTAGGCCCTTCTATTTTAAAGAACTCGTATAGTTTATTGTGAAGTAAGTCGGTTGAAATGTCTGGTGTGTATTCTTCGTTAAAGTATTCATTTATAACTTGAATTAAATTATCTCGTTTTGTCATTTGGAATTCTACTTCCTCATCTGTCGCACCACCAGTATCCTCTTCTTCTTCGTCATCTTCAACATCTTCTGGTTGAAAATAATATTTAAATTCTTGGTCTAATGTTCCTTCAAAAAAGAATTGTGAATTTTCTAATCTAACATCTTGAAATGATTCTTCAAGTGCGACACCGGCCTCTTCTGATTCAAATGATACTAAAATACCATTATCATCTCTTAACGGCATATTAGAATCTGTTGAACCTGAAATTTGTTGTTTTTTAATTAAGTCTTCAATTTCTCGTTCGTACTCTAATCTGTCTCCATTTATAAGATTGTTATAGAGATTTGATTTTTTTGCTGCGTCTTCCGGTAAGTATGGCATTGTTTACCTCACTACTCTAAATTCATATCCATTATCATAATAATTTATTTGTTCATCAGTCGTATCACTACCACTAACTACTTTAATACTAAAACGATAATTTCTTTCTGATTGAAATCCGTCCATTTGAACTCTGAAAAAATTACCTGTTGAATCACAACTAACTTTTGAACCTGTACCAAATGGAACAATAACTTCTTCGGTGTCGGCATCTTTTATTTGATAGTAAACCGATGCACTTGGTAGATATTTAACTGTAAGTTCACTTGGTGTTGTGTCGAAACTTGCTGATGGATAAAGTTCTCTACCAACAAGTCTAAACTTAACAATAGACTTTTCTTGATATTCCTCTCTTAAATTTTTAAAATATACTTTTAGATTTTCTAAATCTGATGTAGATAAAGGTGATAAACTTCCTGTTGACCAAGAACTATCGTCCCAAACTACTTCTAATTTAGGTGGATAGATTGTGTGAGTTTCACGAGAGAAATATTTTAGATTTCCTAATGTAGAACTATCTCCCTCTTGTCCTGCGTCAAAGTCAAACATAGATGAACTTGGGTGGTCTCCGTGAGAACCAGTATCTTCTCTCTTGATAATAAATCCGTTGTTAGGATAATTAGAAGATGAGTATATAAAGTTATTTACCAAGTCAGTTACATTTGCTCTAATGTCTTTTTTATCAAATGTCAAATCATAAGAAGTAGAAACTTCATATTGTCCACTCAAACTTGAAGTAAACCAAGCACCCCCGTCAGTCAATACTGAACCAGTTACCCAAGGTGTTTCTCTTTTATGGTCACGATACTGATAAGTTGCTCCGTCTTGTGTTACGGGGTCGTGGTCAAGTTTTCCTGTTCCTTGTTTCCAACTACCACTAACCATATAAATATGTATTGGTTGTTCTACTTCAACTTCTTCTGATGTTGCGTCAAATAAATTTAAATAATACTTTGCAGTAGATGGTATTTTTCCTGATTGAATTGATTGTGATATATAAGTTAAATCAAAGTCAATTAATATTCTTGATACATTTCCTACCGTACCATTATTGTTTACAACTTTATTAACTTCTAATATTTCATCAATACCTGTGTTTCTTGATGCGGTTGTTCCACCGGAATATAATGTTGTATCTCTTTTACCAAACTCAAAATAATGCATTATCTATCTCCTACTACTCTTGCTTCAATATCTGAATTTGGAAATTTCAATTCAAATATACTTGGGTCTAATGATGGATATACAATTCCGTCTTTTGTTGCTGATGACATATCATAAACATTACCACTATATCCATCACTTTGTAAATGTTTGTTTTCAATTAAAATTAATTCTTTGTTAGGATTATTAGCTTCTGGTGGAACTAATGATACAACTCCCTCACAAGTAGAAATCTGATATGCTAAATCACTCAAAACTATTGGTTGATTCATTTGCCATTTTTCTATATTAAAAAAGTCTTTTACTTTTTGTATTGTTCTAAACAAGACATCATTTTTATTATATCCTCGTTTAGTAATGATGTTGTACTTTACACCAATGTTAATTCTATATCCGTCTTTAATGTTGATAGCGTCTGTTAACAATCTATATTGTGATAAATAAGTTTTAACATTTTGTTTTACTGCTTTATTTAGTCTAACTAAATTTTTATTAGCATCATATCCCAACAAATACAAATTAAGTGCTAATGGATTTTGCTCGTCTTGTGTTATTTTTCTTGCTATTCCATCTTGAATAACCAATTGTTCTTTTTCTAATTGTTCGTCTTGAACAATATATGCTTTTGCCACATTACCATATTTTTGTGGTAAAGAGTAAACTCTTGTAATATAATCTGCTTTTGTTACGGCACGATTTTGTGAATTAAAGTAGGCTGCTGCTTGTAATTTAATTTCTGAATTTGTTTCTGTTGATGCTCCACCTGATGCTGGGTCTTCGTTAACCACTCTAATACTTGCTTTAACATCATCAAGAGTATCACTATTTAAACCTGTCGTTGAATTTGTATAAGTTAATCTACTAAATGATATAATACTATTTACTGGAACATTATGTTCAACTGCTCCACCATAATTATAAGTTACGGTAAGTGTTGTATTACTTGGTGCCAATCCAAAGGTTTGTGTTTTTAAGAAATTACTTGGGTCAAAACTTTCATCTAATCTTGATACACCAAGTCCCAATCTTGAACCAACATTATCTGGATTTGGAATTAATTCCTCGTCCGCATTATCACTAACACCTGAACCAAATCGTAATTCCATTTTATTGTCATCACGAACTCTTGTTGTAAATCGTCTTGCTGTTTTGATAAGTTTTAATAAGTAAGGTGTATCGTTTTTAAATTCTGATAACTCTGGGTCATTGAGTGATGTATTTTCTTCATCTTCAAAAACTGTGTCTTGTGCTAAAAATGGTACTTCATAGTATTTGTTATTTTGACTATCTACCACATCAACGATTGATGTAACTTTTTCATTAGATAATACAATTTTATCAAACTCTTTTGCATTACCAAATGTAAAAGTTTCCTCTTCTCTAACACCAGATTTTGCTAAACCTTTTTTAGTTAGTCTAAAATTTTGTGGGTCTGTACCTGATGAAGGTGCTAATACTTTTACTTCCATAGTATCTAATGAACTTGATACTTTAAAATCAACATCATCTAATAATGTAAATTCTGTTCCGTTGTTTGCTAACATAGTAGAGTTAGCAGATATTTTTCCAGCAAAATCTAAATCTGGTTGGAATGTAGAACCTACTGCTTTTGCCGGAACATCAATTGTAAAAGTTAACTCTACGGTTGCTGGTGTTGCTAATCTTGGTTTATATCCATATGATTGTGCAATCGCTAAAACATTTTTTCTTTCTTCTGCGTGTTGTAATAATGTTTCTCTAAATTGATTATCAACATAATAATTTAATGTATCTCCAACATACGCTGCCATTTCAACAAACATCATACCTGGTGATGCTTCATTGAAGTCGTTGTATGAGTTAGGGAAATATGTTTTTGCAAACTCAATTAGATTTTCTCTAATGTCTGTAAAATCTCTACCGAGATAATTTACTTCTTTTGATAATTTTTTCTTAAATGTTCCGTAGTCGGCCATTATTACTCTCCAATTCTAAAGTCAAAGTTTAATATTTCAATTGTTTCCGGATTTATAGGTGTTGAAAATTCTACTTGTGTGTTGACTTTGTTTTTATCTTGTATAGTGAATACATTAATAATATTAATATAAGGTAAGAAATTATCTACCGATGAACGAATAGCTTCTTCAACTCTATTTGGAATATCACTACCTTGTTCAAAGATAATATTTTTTAATTGACTACCAAATGTTGGCTGAAACACTCGTTCTCCTGGTGTTGTCAACAAAAGATTTCTTAAATTTGCCTTTGATTGTTCAGAGATAGTTTTTGTTTTGTAAAAAAAACCTTCTGGACTATAATCCAATGGAAATCTTATTCCAACATACTTGTCTTCATTTTTGTCTATTTCTCTTACGCTTCTTGCCATTATGGTCTAAATCCACCTTCACCTGATTTCTTTTTATTTATTGCTTTCATCAATCCAGAATAATCACGAGTTAATGCATTTTGAACACCTTCAGGAACTGCGTCTACTGAAACACCTTGTTTCTTGATTGTGTCCACTGCTGCCATTTCTCTTGCTTTTTCTTTATTCTGTCCTTTACCTAAATCTCCGTATCCTAATACTTCTGCCATATTATCACTACCTAATACTCCACCGCCTAATGTTGGATATTCATCATCTTCCATTGGTGCTCCTAATGGTTTGGTTTGATTCAATACTTCATTTA